TTGTATGTAAATAACTTCATGATATCATAATTTATATGCGCAAAGTGTGACAAGCACATTACAAATGTGTCAAACAATCATAGGTCCGATGATAGTATATGAAAAACCATATGAGTGGTATGTAGTACAAATCCACTTTGGTGCTAACCCCCTTTCCCCGCGCAACCAACCCTTACGTATACGAACGAGTATATATTGTGAACCGCAGATATCGCGGATTGTTCATAACTTTCGCGCATTTTTTGAAGACTTCCATGGAAAAATTTGGAGAACCGCAAGGGGGGTCGTATATTTATGGCATAAATAATTAAAACAATAAAGGTTATGTTAGATTTAAAAGTATTTGAAAACGGTTATAATGTTAGTGGTTCAGTTATAGCTAAAAGTGAAAAAAATGATTGTATGGTAAGAGCGTGTGCAAACGCATACGGTATAGATTACGATACAGCCCACCAATTCGTTAAACAAAGGTTTAACCGTAAGAATAGATCAGGCGTTAAGAACTCATACGACACACTGAAACAATTGTGCGATGAGATAACAGTATTCAACGTCGCTGATGGCCATCAATTAGATCTATTCACCGACACTCCCCTCCAAACAGAACATGAGTTAAAATACGTCGGATCGGAGCCTAAACGTGGTGGGAAACTTATTAATAGAAAGTATACACATAAAAAAGTTGCTTACACGGTTAAGACATTTATGCAAAAGTATACAAAAGGGACATATATTGTATTAGTAAATAAGCATGCGTTGGTGATAAAGGATGGAGTATTGATTGATAACCCAGGAACTAGGTTTAATGGATATAGAAGGACGGTAGAGAGCGCGTTTAAGGTAATACATAAGGCATAATAACCATTGTTTTTTATTGTGTGTAGGGCCGTTGTGGTGATATAATACCATGGCGGTTCTGCTATCGATGGTTATTCATACCGTGTACATAAAGCCCGATATATAGGTATGTAAATACTCACACGGCAACTCGTTACATATATAAATGGTCATATACGATGCGCTATACGCATGGAGTATCATATACATAATAACTGATATAATATTAATAACATATAATAGTAATTGGGCCGGCGTACGCGCGATATACCATGTACTTACCCACGCGGCGCTACTGTCCATCGACGTGGGTATACCAAAAAAAGGTCTTACCGGTCTTTATAGATCGACTATAGGTATAGAGAATCGATGAGGATATACTTATATCCCCTAATTCATCCCACTTCCCCATATGCCCAATTTTATTGAAAAGCCGAAATCATATATTTATACGACGAACGAAAAATTAACCATAGCAAAAAGTATATACAGATATGCCCTTTACAGCAACATACGATGAATTAAATACACCAAATGGAAAATTAATGGTAGATGCTAAAACAGCAGGTGCTACAGGAAAAATTGAAATCAAAACAGGAACAGTTGGAGACATAACAATGCCTAATGGAGGATACTTAAGTATCGAACAAATACCAGAAAATGCAGATGGTACTTACCCCGACTCACAAGCAAAATTAGATATTACACATATTTTAAGAAATGAATTTGTAGCATCAAAAGCATTAACTTTACCAGATAGTAATGTAACAGCCCCTTCAGCGGGAACAACAGCAGCATTAGCAACTACATCTACAGGAACAGGAACAGGAGCTACTTTATTAATAACATCAGATGGTACTAACATAACCGGAGCAGTAATTTCAGGAGTTGGTTCAGGTGGTTTATATGCAGTTGGTGAAAAAATAATAGTTTCAAAAGCAGCTATGGACGCAGATGGTAGTATTGGTGTTACCGGAGGTGATTTAGTAATAACAATAACATCAGGTGATGTAGTAGGTGATATTAAAGGTAAATGTAATGTTCAGCTATCTAATGATGGTAGAAGTATATTAATTCGTGTGAGTGAAAATGTTACAATGAGTGCAGATGATAATTCTTGTATTTTTTTTACATGGGTTAGTGGATTAACAGCAAACACCGCACGAGTTAGAGGAGTAGGTATTAAACAATTCGTCTACACATAAAATTCACCAAAGATTCACAATTGCTTCATATTAATGTCATACGTTACATGTCATAATTAAATATTTATGATCATGGAACGAAGAATAGACATATCTGAATTTTTATACGTAGCAATGCTCGTCATCGTATTTCTCCTCGCACTATAATTTTGCACCTTCCCCACTTTTTCGTATATTTATAGTCAAAACATTTTTATTATGAAAGATTTTTTCACTAATGGTTGGACTACCTTAAAAAGTCTATTAAAACTAGAATGGGCTAATTTTAAAAATTGGAAAGCTTGGACATCTTTAAGAGCTTTATATTTAATATTCGCCGTTGTTTCTTTAGTATGTACATGTTGGTGGGGTTTTATTTACTTCTTAGTTTGTGCATTCTTTAAAGTTGAACCAATATTATGGGCTTGCTCTAAATTAGGATTTTCTAAAACAGACATATAATGCCTTTAACTTTAACATATACAAGTGAATACGGTACTATTACAGATGCTTATCATGTGTTAAAATTTTTTACTATCGTAAGTGGTAGTTCACCAAATTGCACAGTAAGTGGAAGTGCTTGGTTAAATAAAGCAGCATATGATGGTGGTAATCTAGCTTTTGTTAATTATACATTTAAATTTAACGCAACAGAAGGAACACCAGCATCAGGAAAAACACCAGCATCCCCACAACCCGATATTTTTTCACAATCCTACGCAGCTTTAAAAGCAATTAATACTTCTAATTACGATGTTGATGGAAATAATGCAAACCAATTAGTTGACAGCGCAGGAAATGTATTAAAGTTAAACTTTACATCAGCCGGCTCAACCAAATATTAAACTATGATTAAACTAACAGACATATTAGAAAGGATAGGATTTAGCGGACCAGACTACAACGATGAAGTCGGTAAAGCATTATCTGACATTAATGAATTAATTCAAACTAAATCACTATCATCTAACGATCCTATGGTTCAAGAAATAGCTAATAAATTAGACGACGTAGCTAACATGGTTTCTAACTTACCTGAAAAAGAACGTCGTAAAATTGGTTTTAGAGAAGGTGCTAAATCATTAGCAAAAAAGTGGGTTAAAAACAACGCTAGCAAAGCTAATCCCTTCAACTGAAAATGTCTCACAAAGTCTTCATTCGTCATACTTACATCTATAAATGTTCGGATGATGAATGTAGCGGTGAGTGGAAGATAAATGAAGCATTAAACATAGAACGTTTGTCTTGCCCCCATTGTGGTAAACACGATACCGTTAATTATGTTATGGTTGACCAACGAGAAAAATACCAAAGACGATGGGAGTAGTATATACGTATCTAAAAATGAATGATTGTAGAAGAGAGCCTTCTGAAGAAGACGCTTGGGATAATTGGTATCCCGATCAATCTATTTAATATACAAAAACTATGAATATAAAAATGACTCAAAATTTAGAAGATTTAACTGACGCTGAAAAGGAAGAATTAGAGGAAATAATAAATAAAGAATTAAAAAAATTAATTCCATAAAAATAAATACTTAATTTGGTATTGTGGTTTTTCTTTTTTATCTTAAGGTTAACGGAGTGTCATAGGGAGTGTAGGTAAGTTCCGGATTAATGAAGCACGCAAGAGAGTAGGATTTCTTGTGTCCTACCTAACCCTTAAAGTTTGAGTACTTAAAACTGATTACCGACCAAGATTATTAAATTCTCACAACCTTAATAGGAGATCTTGGTGACAAAAATATTTTAAAGACTTCTACAATATAATTTGGCTACCCCGGAAATCTTTCGTATATTCATGGTATATTTAAAAAAATTAAGGTTATGAAAGAACTTATATTAAAAATCGAAGTCCCAGTATATTTAATACTATTTGGTATTATTAGTTTTTATGAAGGACATACTTTATTAGGTATTGTCTTAACAGCATTATCCGCTATGCGTTATGGGATTAATAATATGAAATAAATTTCCTGTGTAGTATAATTTGGCTACCCCGGAGATCTTTCGTATATTCATGGTATAATTAAAATAAATAAAAGTTATGATAAATAAACAAGAAATTAAAGTTGCAAAAGAAATGCCTAAAGGTTATATAAGAAGAGTGGCACCTTCAGTATTCTCTACTAAACCCTCAAATGAAGTTTCAAAACATTACACACATATTCCTACTGAACGTGTTATTGATGATATGAAATTGCTAGGTTGGAAAGTTATTGATGCTAAAGAAGTTAAAGCTCGTAAAAATTCAACTAAAGGTTATCAAAAACATTTATTAACATTTAGAAATGATGATATTGTTATAAATGGTGATGATGGTGATACAGTTTATCCACAAATTTTATTAACTAATTCTCATGATGGTAAAAATGCATTTACTTTTACTGCAGGTTTATTTAGATTAATATGTGAAAATGGATTAGTAATAGCAGATCAAAAGTTTAATGACTTTAAAATGCGTCATATGGGTTATAGTTTTGAGGAATTACAAGATATGATTAAAGATATGGTAGAGCAATTACCTTTAACTGTAGAAAGTATGAATGCAATGAAAGCTATTGAATTAGGTCAAAATGAAATACTTAAATTTGCTAATGAAGCTTTAGAATGTAGGTTTACTAAAGAAGAGAGAAATAGAATTCATGTAGATATTGATAAATTAGTTAAACCTGTTAGGAAAGAAGATTCAGGAAATGATCTTTGGAGTGTATTTAATTTAATTCAAGAAAAAATGATTGATGGAGATTTCGAATACCATGCAGGTGGTAAATTAAGAAAAGCTCGTGAAATTAAAAACTTCAAACAAAATATGAAGGTTAATAAAGATTTATATGAATTAGCTTTAGAGTATGCCTCATAAAAGTGGTCTATCATGTGTTCATCCGCGTTGATGATGTAAATCTCTTCTGAAACCAGCCATAGCCCGTAAGGGCTTTTGGTGGCGAATATAATAAAATAAAGGTTATGAGTAGGTTTACAATAACAAGACATAAAGGATTTAGATTAGTATTTAACAATGGATTTGCAATATCAGTTCAATGGGGAGATGGGAATTACTGCACTAGAAGAAATGATGGAGAGTTAAACCCAGACTTTGTATCTCCTAAAGAATCAGATTTTTGGACATCAGACAGCGCTGAAGTTGCTGTTTTTGATAAAAAAGGTAAAATGATGTCATTAGGAGAAGATACAGTTGCTGGATGGTTGTCTTCAGATCAAGTAGCTAATTTAATAGCTATAGTATCCTTTGCTAAAACTAAAAGAGAATTAAATAAAAGAATTAAAGCACTTAAATTATGACAAAATTTGAACGAGAATATTATGCTGATATTAAAAAAATTAGCGAATCATTAGAAACAATAGCTCACTCATTAGAAGTATTAGCTGAAATAAGAATTGAAGACATTGCTAGAAATCACACTGAATTAAGTGATGAAGATGATGAATTATTTAATGATGAAGAATCTTATATACCATTTCCAAATGTTGGAGACAATAAATAAATCGATATATACTAATATATAAACATTATATTAAATTAAAAAATAAAATATATAGATTGATATGAAAGATGAAGAAAACACTAATAGACAATTAGAAGGAATTAGTAATATATTAGAAGAATGTGATAATTATAGTTTAACTCCTGAAGTAGTCTATTTTGCTTTAAAAGAAATGCAAATGAATCCTACTATGTCTCCTTTATTAGCTATGGAAATAGCTTCAGAGGATTGGGATGTAATTTAAATGTGGAAATGCAATAAATCTTTATTATATTTATAAATGACCGCTAGTACTTGTATTAGCTGCTTGTTTGGACCCGGGTTCGATTCCCGGCATCTCCACTAAAAAATATTTACGATATGGGGATGATCGGATTTGACAGCAAGTAAGGGTATAAGGAAGGTCAATGCAACAACTGGCAAACAAGTTGAATTAGCGAAAGTTAATGTTGAAGACATTCTTTCTTATATTACGGATCTAGCAATGGATGCGGAATATGTTGAAGAACCAGCATTAATGGCTGCCTAAGTAAGGTAGTCTAGCAAACGGGTTTAATAGGGCATACTCGTAAAAGCCCGGTGGATGGTTGGTATTTTTTTTAATTTAAAAGTTACGTAAAATGAAAAAGTCAAAACCTATTACTTTAGAAGAATCAAATCAAATGTGGGATGAATGGTGGAACAGTTTAACTGATGAACAGAAGCAAAAGTTAGTTGAAGAGCAAGAAGCTATTGAAAAAGATAGAAATCTAAATAATAATTAATATATTTATTTCCATCATCATAAACTAAATAATATGTCAGTAGAAGATTTTTGGTGGGATACCCACAATGAAATTAAAAAACTTGGTATACAAAGAAAATTTGACAAACAATTGGAAAAAATGAGAAACCAAGAAAAACATCAATATAAAGACACAAGACAAATGTGGGAGTATGCCTTAAATAAAGTAAAAGGTAACCTATAATAATCAAAAATTTTCACCTATACCATATGTATAATCGTATGGTAAACGCTGATCACATATTTTCATTATTTGGGTCTGGAGATGATCTTGATGGTAATCCTGTTGAAAAATCTTATTTAAATTTTAAGCAAACCCCTTTATATTGGGTGGGGATGTTTAAAAAAACAGTATTAAATCACATAAATTTTAATAAAAAAATTGTTAAATTTTTACAAAAATCAAATCAAGAATTAACAATACATGAAATACAAGAAGCTGGTGAGGATGTTATTTACTATAAAGCTTGGGCCTATATTAAAAAAATTGATTTAAGTGAAAAATCTCATTTATTAGCTATAGATCATTATTCTGATGAGTTTTTAGATACTGCTTTAAAAATGGGTATTTCATTTTTTGAAGAAAAAGAAGAATATGAAAAATGTGCCCATTTAAAAAGAATTCTTGATTACTTTTCAGTTTAATTTGGATGTGCAAAGTAATATATGTACATTCATGATACGGGGTTTTTGAAAAATTAGAAATAGAGAGGAAATAAGGGGGAAGGGGAATAAATAAATAAAATATTATGTTAAGAAGAGAAGTATTAAATAGAGAAATAGAAAAAATAGAAAGTAGATTAAAAGTTTTAGAAACATCTATAGGCCGCCCAGGCATAACAGCAAATGATTTTAGAAAAGAAATACAAAATATATCAGATAAAATCGAAAATCTAAAATCAATAATAGCTAGAGAAAGATTCTCAGCAGATGAAATTAATCCACTTAGATAAAATAAAAAATAAAAGTTATGAAATTATCAGCAGAGCAAATTCAATCAAATTGGGATATCTTTATAAGTAATATAAACACACATATTACAGGAGATAGAAAAGAAAAATTATTAAATTTTTATAATAAATTCTCAGAACGTTTAATATTAATGCCCGCAGCCCATAAGAAAGAATACCATAATGCATTTCCAGGTGGGTATGTAGATCATGTTAATAGAGTAGTTCGTTGTGCCCTTAAACAATATGAATTATGGAAAAGTGAAGGAGTAGATATTACTACTTTTACAATTGAAGAACTTATATTTTCTGCTATTAATCATGATTTAGGTAAAATGGGAGATGAAGAACAAGATTCTTATATACCACAAACTGATAAATGGAGAAAAGATAAATTAGGAGAAGATTATATGTTTAATAATAAAGTCCCATTCGCCTCAGTTCCAGATAGAGGTTTATTTTTATTACAATCACATAATATTAAATATACTTTTAATGAAATGTTAGCTATTCAAACACATGATGGTTTATATGATCCCGCTAATGAAAAGTATTTAAAAGGATGGATGCCTGAGCAAAAACCAAGAACTGCTTTACCATTTATTTTACATCAAGCTGACATGATGGCTGCAAGAATAGAATTTGAAAAAGAATGGTTACCTAAGTTTTCTAGAAGTAACTTGGATGCCCCAAAGAAAAATTTTACATTGGGGGCAAAACCAACATCTACTAAGTCTAAAGCATTAGGGAGTATAAAAAGCAAAGGTTTAAAAAACATGTTAGATAATTTATAATGGAAATAATAGTCATATCTTTTTTAATAATTATAGTTGCAATCTTAGGATTTACAACTTTAAATTTATTACGTAAAAATGAAAAGCAAGAAGATATTCTTGTAGAATATATGAAATATTTAGATAAAATATCTAAAGTTATAGAAATATCAGATAAAAGACTCAAAAAATTAGATGCATTAGGTCGATTTGAAGCTGATGATGAAGTTGGTTTTTTCTTTAAAGGAGTAAAACAAATCCAAGAAATTCTCAACGAATTCAAGGTAAGAAAAATTGACTAATGGATAATGTAATAAAAAAAGCACAAAAAAAACGACAAAAAAGGAATTATTTTACACAAGAAACAGAAGATGCTATAGTATTATATAACAAAACTAAATCATCTAAAAAAAGAAGTAAAATATATCAAGATAAAATTCATTTTGCCTTTTTTAAACTCACCCAAAATATAATACATACTTTTAAATTTTATTATACAGATAATATTCAAAATCTAGAAGATTTACAACATGAAATAATGGTATTTCTTTTAGATAAAATTCACTTATTTGACCCAGCTAAAGGAGCTAAAGCTTATTCATATTTTGGAACTATAGTAAAAAGATGGCTTAT